AGGAGCATGGTGGTTGAAGCGATCGAGGAAGATGTCCCGAAACCGCGGAACGAATCGAAACTCGTACGCGTAGCTGAGCGCTTTGGATGCGAAATATGCATTGTCGGTGACAGCGTCATTGTTGTTAGCCCGGGTGTTAAACCGGCCTAAAGCTTTGCCCAATAACGGCATCACAGTGTGTCGTTCCTCCCCCAAGGGGATGAAACATTTCGACAAAAAGGAAGCATCAACTAAACGCGAGTGTCGTGAGACCTTTGCGTCCATTCGTGCTTCCGTTGCGCACGTCGCGTAGCGTTTAGCAGCGTTGCGTTTGAGGCCCTCGATGCGGGCGACAATGTCATCACCTAAAATAAGACTTCGGGAGGCGGCGGAACCTTCCTTGTCCAAAAAAACTGAAAGAATACACCAGTTCCAGAAACAATTGCGGAACGTGGTGTCAGTGACCCCGGTGGCGAGTTGATTGTCCAAAACCGCTTGGAAACCATGCTTCCTGTTCTTCACCTTGTATGACCGTGAGGCCTCAAAATGAAGACGAATGAACCACTCTGGGCAACCCAGACGGCGCATAAGCATGATTTCAAGACGCAGTACATCGCTGCACTGCTTCTTGTCGTTCGCGGAAAAATCGGACTCCAAAAAATCACCACGGCACTCATCGAGAAATGGAACATATTGTTGGGGTGTCCTCCCGTATGCAAATCGCACCTTGTGCGGTCCCGGCATGGATTCTGCAGCACCGTCAAGCCTGTGCATGAGTTCCCAGAAGATAGGCCCAGAAATCGCGTTGTAGAAATCTGTGCCCTTGTATATCACTCTGGGAGCCCAATTGGGCTTGTGCTGCACGAGCAGGGCCTCGCATTTGACAAACAGCTCCTTGTCGGAGTAGTCACCGATGTGTTGGGACGCCCAGTCCTCAACAGACTTGCGCATACGCGCCTGTTTCTCAGGTCCGAACCTGGCTATCCAGGGTTCGAACAATGCTTCGCCCCATTTAATCTCCGGGAGAGGAGTGGGTGCTATTGCGTTTATCAGTTTTATGGAAGTTCTGACAACTCTGTGTGATGCGACGCCAGCATCATAGTAATTG